GATGACTTGGTTGAAGAAAACCAGGTTGCCTCTTTAGCGACTAAGATTATAGAAGATATTATGGTTGATCCAGATAATCGACCAGAGATCCGTTTAAAAGCGGCTCAAGATATTCTGCACAGAACAGGCCATGATAAGCCTAAAGAACTAAATGTTACACAAACCGTATCAGACCTTTCTGATGCAGAACTTGATGAACAACTATCGGAACTGATTGAATCATCTGCTAATGTCAAACAACTTAAACAAGGCTGAGAAAGAGAAGCTCCTTCGATTAATGAAGGAGAAAGAAGAGAGGATTCTATTTAATCAAATAGGACAATGGACTCCCTATGGCTGGCAGGAACTACTGTCTAATGCCACAGAGGAGAACAATCAGTGTTTGGCAATGGCGGGCAACAGGGTCGGTAAGACTTATACCGGAGCTAGAATTACCGCTTGTCACTTGACGGGTAAGTACCCAGACTGGTGGAAAGGTAAACGATTTACCAAGCCTATCAACGCATGGGCAGCGGGTGCTAGTACAGTAACCACACGGGACATCTTGCAAAGAGAATTGCTAGGTGATCCTGTGAATCTATTAATGCGTGGCTCTGGGGCAATACCTAGAGACTGCGTAGTTGACGTAGTTAGAAAGCCACAGATACCTAATGCAGTAGAGAGTATTGTAGTTAAGTTCCACAATGCCTTTGGCGTGCATATAGGTGAGTCAGTAATCTCGTTTAAGTCATACGAGATGGGTGAAGAGAAGTTCATGGGTTCTTCGCTTGACTGGATCTGGCTAGATGAGCAGCCAGCACAGAACATCTATACTCAGTGTTTGACAAGAACACTTGATAAGCGTGGGTTCGTTATGATGACGTTCACACCTGAAAGCGGTATGACTCCTGTTATTCAGCAGTTTATGAATGACAAGAAAAAAGGTCAATTCTTAGTTCAAGCAGGTTGGGATGAAGCTCCTCACTTAGATGAAGATGCAAAAGAGCAGATCCTAGCTCAGTACCTCCCTAATGAGCGGGAGATGAGAACCAAAGGCCAGCCGGTATTTGGTAGAGGTATGGTATTTCCTTACGCTCTCGATAAACTTGTGGTTGAAGATTTTACAATACCTGCTCACTGGAATAGAATCTGTGGAATCGATTTTGGGTTTGATCACCCTACAGCTATTGTTTGGGGCGCAATAAACCCAGAGAATGGCTGCTTTTACATTACAGACGAGTACAGAGAATCTCGTCAGACAGCAACGCAACACGCTATAGCGATTAGAGCTAGATCAGTTCAGCCACCTATAGCTTGGCCGCACGATGGCAATAGAACATTTGACGGTGGTAATTCAATGGCGGTGCAGTACAGACAGGAAGGTGTAAACTTCTTGCCTGAGCACTTTACCAACCCACCAGACTTGTCGCAAACTAAAGGCGACATAAAGATAGCTCCAGGCATTACAGCTATTTCTCAAGCGATGGAGAAAGGGTTATTTAAAGTATTTCAAAGTTGCCAGTATTGGCAACAAGAGTATGGCTCATATCACTTTGGCGAGAGCGGCAAGATTGTTGATAAAGCAGACGATTTAATGTCAGCGACTCGATACGCATTTCAAAGTCAAAGATGGTCAGCTCCAAGTAAAGATAAATCAAAAAGACAGCGTCCTTGGGAGTCCAAGGAATCTAACAGCAATTACAACTGGGTCACATAATGATCACAAACAAAGATTTACTGAGTACTATTAATTCATATGAAGATAATGTTTCTGATCACATGGATAGCGATGCAGCGCAGACTCGTGCTGATTTACTTGATTACTATCTTGGTGAGTCTTACGGAAACGAAAGGGATGGCTACTCAAGCATTGTTACACGAGAAGTTTACCAGACCGTTGAGAATATTAAAGCAGATATAGCGGAGTTATTTGTAGCTGATGATGAGACTGTACGATTTGAACCAGAAGGTCAAGAGGATGTTGAAGCAGCACAGCAAGCTACTGACTACATTCGCTATGTATTTTATCGCCAAAACGATGGCTTCAGCAATATCATGGATAGTCTTATCGATGGTTTACTACAGCGTCAAGGTGTTATTAAGCGCTGGCGAGCTATGGAAGACTCTACGACCAAGCACTCGTTTGATGATATATCTGCGCAAGCATTCGAGCTACTTGAAGCTGATCCAGAAGTTGAAATCTCTGAGTTTGAAGAATACTTAGATGAGATTACAAATCAGATTAGTTACTCTGGCAAAATGTTACATACAGTAACTAAAAGCTCTACTCGCATAGAAGTCGTTCCCCCTGAAGAGTTTGGTATTGACCGTAACGCCACTACAGTACAGGAAGCTCGATTCGTTCGCCAGCGTAGTCAAAAGACTAAAAGCGACTTGCTTGAGATGGACTTTGACGAGGCTAAAATTGACAAAGCGTCAACTTCTTCTGGTTACAATGAATATGATTCACCTGAGCGTATTGCTCGTAACTTTGATACAGATGATTACGATGGCGATGAGAACCAGATTGCAAACACCTACGACCTACATGAGATCTATATTCGTGTAGACCGTGACGAAGATGGTTACGATGAATTACTTAAAGTTTGCAAGATTGGCAACACAGTATTAAACGTCGAAGAAGTTGATGAGATTCCTTTTGAAATCTGGACTCCTATCCGTATGCCTCACAAGCTTACAGGTCTTTGCCCAGCGGATGCCGCAGCACCCATCCAGAAGGTCAAGAGCACACTTTGGCGTAACCAGTTAGATAATCAGTACAACTTAAATAACGGTCGCCCTGTGGTCGTAGAGGGCCAAGTAGACCTAGACTCAGTTATGAGTAGCAAGCCTGGAGCACCTTACTTAGTTAAACATCCTAACGCTATATCGTTTCCTAATCAGCCTTCGTTTGGCGCTCACACCTATAATATGATGGGCGTTGCTGATCAGATGCTAGAAAAGGATGTAGGCTCTACAGATAACTCTATTAGCCCAGACATTCTTAATGGCAACACAGCAGCGGGTGCAGTTAGCCAAGTATTGTCTAAGCGACAAGCTCGAATTCGCTTGATTGCTCGTGAGTATGGCGAGTTCTTGCGTAAAGTCTTTATGGGTGTTTATGAGTTAGAGATTGCTCATGCAGATGACAAGTCTATCTTTAGATTAAACAATAAGTTTGTAGAGGTTGATCCTCGCAAATGGAATGCTCGAAAAGACGTTACAGTTCTAGTTGGCTTGGGTAACGGCTCTAAAACTGAGCAGTTGTTCCATATGCAGCAAACTATGCAGGCGCAACAAACAATGGTATCAGCGGGTGGCCTTGGTATTACAGTAATGCCGCAGCAGATTGTACAGTTGCAAGAAGATATGGTCAGGCTGTATGATAAGGCAGCATACGGGCGATACTTTACAGATCCTGGCCCAGAGTTTACTGGTCAGCCAGAAGGCCCATCACCAGAGCAGCAAGCGGCTATGCAAGCGCAGCAAGTTCAGATGCAAGCTGTTATGGCTCAAATTGAAATTGAGAAAGCTAAAGTCGAGCTTGATAAAGCAGAGCTTGAGCTTAAAGAGCAAGAATTTATGCTTGAAGTTAAGAAGCATGAAGATGAGAACGAATTTAAAGTGGCTGAAATAAATCTGGAGGCACGCAGTGAGAGAGCAGTCAAGATTGGTAACTAGCTTACCTAGTGATAAGGTAGAGCTAGATGTAAGAATTCGGGTGGCAAATGCCTCCGCAAGGCTTATAGAAGACGAAGCAATACAGTTTATTTTTCAAGAAATGGAGGATAATTTGTACAAGGCTTTTTCTGGAGCGTCAAGACCTGATCAGGTTGAGCATATCTGGAGAGAGGTTAAAGTAGTTAAAGCTTTAAAAGAGAATATGGAGTGGTATGCAAACCAACGAGAAAGTCTCGCCAAGCGAGCAAAATGAAGAATTCTATATCGTATCTAGTGAATTACTTAACTGGATGCGAGGAATCGCTTTTACTAAATTAACAATGCAAGATGTTGAAGGCAAGGTCGATGAACTATGGGCCTGCCCAACAATTGAGCAGTATTTAGAATTGCGTGAAACAAAAAAACCAAAGATTATAATTTAACAATTGAGGACAACGGGAAACCGATCCTTTGAGGAGATACAAATGTCAGACAATGAGAACAACTCTTCGGAACTCTCTATTAACGGACCCATTACGCAGGATGCTGGACTAGAGGCAATTTTGGGCATGATCAATCCTAAAGATGATTTAGGAGAAATTGAAAATGAACCTGTAGCTGAAGCGGAATCTGAAGAAGAATATTCTGAAGAAGAAGTGGACGAAAACTTGGATCAACTAGAAGAAGATGAAGCCGAAGATAGTGATGAAGGCGGAGAAGAAGAACTCTCTGGTGAAATCGAGCTTGAAGACGGTGAATACGAATATTTAGTTAATGCACGCGAATTTCTTGTTGAAAATGGTCTTGATGACATTGATAAGATTAAAAGCGGCGTTTTGATGCAAGGTGATTATACACGCAAGACTCAGGCGTTGTCTGATGAGCGAAAAGTTTTTGAAACAAAGCGAACTTCATCTCTTGAAGAAACAGCAAAGCTGTTAGAGATTGCAAGCGCAATGGTATACGGTCAGCGACCAACCCATAATACTGAAGAACTTTTAGCTTTAAAACAGACAGATCCTTATGCTTATGAGCAGGCATTAGAAAATCGAGTTCTTTTTGAACAAAGAGAGCAAGAGATTAATGCTATAGCACAAAAAGTACACGATCAGCACACTGGTCAACAACAAGAAAATCTTAAAGCTGAATCACAAAATCAGGCCAAATTGTTAATTCAATTAGAGCCAAGTTTTTCAGATCAAAAGGTTGCTGCTGAAAAAGTAGCTGTTATGACTGAGTACTTTGAAAGCGTTGGCGGTAGTGCAGAAGCACTAAACACTGTTACAGACGCTGTTGTACTAAAAGTGTTGCACGATGCAGCTATGGCAAGTAGTTCTAGGAAGCAAGTGGAAGCAACTAAAAAAGCTCCTAAGAAAAAAGCTTCTAAGACTGTTCTAAGAAAAGGCGCGTCAGCGAGTCGAGCACAAAAACAGGCTGCTGCACAATCTAAGAGACTACAAAGTGCCACACAGAGTGATGGTTCTTTCTCAAGAGATTCTGCGGTAAATTTAATTCTCGATTCTTTTAAATAAATAGGCAACAAATCATGGCTACAATTACATCAACTTCGGCTTACGAGTTAGGCCCACAAAACGCAAAAAACATCCGTGAAGATTTAGGTAACGTAATTTTTAATGTTACTCCTTTCATGACTCCTTTTACCTCTGGCATTTCTCAGACTAAAGCTACTGCTGATAACCATGAGTGGTTAACTGACACTTACGCAGATTCTGTAAGTAGCAACGCTGCAATCGAAGCAGAAGTTGTTGGATCTTCTGAAGGCTCAGAGCGTACTCGTAAGGGTAACTATGTTCAGATCGCAACTAAAGGCGTTACAGTTACTAAGAAAGCTGAAATGTTTGATCGAGCTGGCGTTCCTGGTAAGGAAATGGCTTATCAGTTAATGAAGAAAGGTAAAGAGCTTCAGATGGATGTAGAGAAGCAAGTTCTTTCTAACCAAATCAAAGTTGTTCCTACTAATGCTGCTGCTGGTGTTAGCGCAACAGTTTCTTCTTGGATTCTTTCAAACCAAGTAGTATCTGGCACTGGTGGTGTTGCAAACACTGCATCAACAGGTTTAACTAAGCCTACTCCTGGTACTTCAGAAGCAATGACTCAAGCAAATCTTGATGACTTGTTAGACGGTGTTTGGGATAACTCTGGTGACTTTAGCTCTGCTAAGATCATGGGTTCTGCTGGTACTATCAGCACTCTTCGTAACAATGCTGAGGTTAGCAAAGGCATCTCAACTGATGTAACTACTAACGCTGCTGATGGCGAAATCATCAACCGAGTTGCTGTATATGTTTCTCAGTTTGGCCCTATCGCTGTTGTTCCTAACAAGCATATGCCTGCTGATACTCTATACGTTTTAGACTATAGCACTTGGGGCTTAGCCTTTGCTGGTGGTAAGAAAATTCATACTACTGACATCGCTACTCAAGCATCTGCTGAACAAAAACTTTTAGAGTGTTACTACACTTTAGAAGCTCGTTCTGAAGAAGCTAACGCTGCTTACTACGCAATCAACGCATAGTATAGTAACTAAAGGTGGGGGGGGCTTCGGCTCCCTTTTCCTGTATCTAATTATCTAACTATTGGAGAAAATTATGCCAGAAGGTAAAGGAACATACGGAACTAAAGTAGGACGACCACCAAAAAAGAAAAAGAAAAAGAAACAGGTTAAGAAGTAATGAGTACATTTATTGAGAGAGAAACGGAAAACGGTGTACACCAGGATTCTTACTTCACCAATGATGGTGGAGTTTATTCTGAGTTTAAGCAAGACATTACCCAGCTTTTAGAAGACAACAAGAACAAAAGAAACGCTACTAGCGATTGGGTTAAGTTTGATCCAAAACAGAATTACCATCAAGTTTTAGATTTATCTATGACGGATGTAATGAGAATAAAGAAAGAGCATGGAATAGATCTACTTGGCGAAAACGTAGACTATAAATATTTCTTTAAGCTCATTGAAACACACTACCCATACATGAAAACCACCACAGCGAGACTGTAATGGCTTTAACAACAAACGCAGATCTACAGGCAGCAGTTGCCGACTGGTTAAACAGATCAGACCTTAGCGCTCAAATTCCAGACTTCCTAGCGTTAGCGCAATTAAAAATAAACCGTCTATTATCAATTGTAGAGCAAGAGATTCTCGCAGAGATTACTCCTGTGTCACAAGCTACAACCTTGCCAGTAGGTACTAAGTTTGTTATTAGCGTATCAGATTCAAGAGGTCGTAATCTTGAGCCTGTATCTATGCAAGAGATCCTAAACTATGAAGCCGTTGGTGGCTCAGTAACTCGGTACTCTATATCTGGAGACAAGATCTATTTAGCTCCAACTCCAGCAGCAGACAACACAGAAAAGTACAGAATCCTGTACAGTGCAGACAGAGACTTAAACGGTGGTGATAATGGCCCCGTATTACTACAAGATATTTATTTAAACGCAGCTCTTCAAGAAGCTTACATCTACCTTAAGGATGATGGTCGAGTAAACTATTTTAAACAGATGGTTGACGAAGCTATTGCGGCTGTACAGGCAAGACGAGCCAAGCAAGGCATCGGAAGAGCAAGAATTAAAGACGATAGCATACAAGCCAATGGAGGCCCGTTAGTCTAATGACTTCACAAATAATCCCAACAAATCCAACAGCCGGTTCAGCCAGTACATCTAGCGTTAGAGAAAACTTTAGAATTGCTGATGAAGAAATTACTAAGCTGCAAAGAACAAACATTGACGCTCAAGAGCTTACTGGCGGGCCTATAAGTTATTCTGTTACCTACCCTCTAGCTGAGTCAGTCTTTGAGTACGTTGATGGAATGCGTATAGCTGCAAGAGTTAACCAGACTAACAGCGCAAGCTCTGTTTTATCTTTGAGCGTTAACAGTTCAACATCAATTCTTCTAAAGAGCCTTGATGGATTAGATTTAGCTGCTGGGGATCTTGCAGCCGATCAGTATTATGAGTTTATATTAAACTCTCCAGGTGGCGGTGTTACACCTTACTTTGCGTGCGTAAACATTAATAAAAACTTTAAAGAGGTTAGTGTAGAAGGCATTACAGTTACTTCACCAGCATTAGGAAATACTGCTGGCAATGAAAGCATACAGGCTACATTTGCAACTACAAACGCAAACGCTTCATACCTTAGCGTTCAAGATGAGCGATGGGAGAATGGTTCTGATTGGACTTCTGCAAGCAAGCTATTACAGTTTGGAGTTGACGCAGATGATCATGCTTACATTGCATCAAGCACAGAGGGATCTGGACTTAGAGGTATTGAGATAGGAACTCACGATGGCGCAGGAGCTAGAGAAAAGTTTTTTGTTGGAGATGCTGATGGCGGCGCTTATCTTTTTTATGACAATGCTAAAAAGCTACAAACAACAAGTGACGGTATTCTATTAACGGGTGGTGATACTCAAACTCCAGCCCAACCAAGTATTGTATTACGAAGCGAAGAAGTTGGGTCTACGGATAACCAATTAGGCGAGATTGTATTTCAGGGAAAAAATAACAACGGCGATAATCATACTTTTGCATTTATGAGAGCTAAGTCTCCCGTTTCTATTGATAATGAGGAAAAAGGCAAGATTGAGTATTTTATTCGTAAAGCTGGCAACGTATATCAAAACTCATTAAACATTACAAGTGTAGGTATTGATGTTCCAGGTAGTGTTAACGCAGTGTCCATTGCCGCAGACTACATCAACTTAAACGGCAACAATCCACTTGATCCTGAAGCTATTAACACTGGCGATGTTTTTTGCAAAAGAATACAGCTCGATGATCCAACCTCCACGTATGACGATGTATTTCAAATATTTACAGAGGCCGGTACTGGTGGTGCGCCAGCTACTACAGGGTCTATGGTGTTAAAGGCAGGAGACAATGATGACGATAAAATTGTCTTTAGAATGGGGAATTACCCTAACGGTACTGTTGACGTTTTAACAGCAACGGCTGACTACATTAGAGTTAAAGCAGATAAAAGGCTTCAATTTGGCACTGAATCTTCTGGTTACTTAGAAATTTTTGAAAATGGCAATGGTGACGGGACTATTAAGCAAGTTGGAGATGGCAGCCTTGTCATTAAAGGTCAAAACGGTTACTTAAAAAGTGACACAGTAGACGTTGCAAGCTGGGGTGCGCTAGATATTTCCTTAAAATATAACGGCCTTAATAGGTTAACCACTACTGATGCTGGTGTAACGTGTGGTGGTAGTGTTACTGCTAGTGGGTATGTAGGATTACCAACATCATCGGCCTCAGTTCAAGGTATTGTTGAGCTAGCTACAGGAGCAGAAGTTAAAGCTGGAATCGATGCTGTTAGAGCGCTAACGGCTGCTAGCCTTCTCGGAGCTGCTGTTAATAATACGGAAGTTACAGCTAGCGGCTTACAACAAGGATCAATAGAAATAGCTGGCGTTGTTGTCAAATGGGGAAGAATTTTATCAACGACAAATAACCCGCAGCAGTTTATTTTTGATGAGGGTTTCCCTAATTTTTGCTCTGTAGTTAACCTTACCAGGAATCAGGCTAATGGAAGCTCACAAATAGGTGTATCTCTTAAAAGTCAATTTAATTTTACAATAGATAGAGATAATGCCTTTAGTCCCTCTCAACAAGTCGGTTGTTTCTTTATAGCTATAGGAGGCTAAATGCCATTCGAGACAGATAAGTCCGGCGGTTTTAAGATAGATGCTTCTGATCTTCTTAAGACTGGCGTGTACCCAGAAAGGTTTGATAGACAGATTCCATTTTGGGAGACTGTTAACGGCGTTCAATACACTGAATTCGGTATGCGAAGAAAGGCTGGCCGAGAACTTTTGCATGATTTTAAAGCAAGTCCTCAAAGCTCTGTAACTCCAATACGAGGCATTACAGCTACTAGAGAGTACGACACTAATGTGGCTTACGTTGGGGATTTAAGAAATATATATTCATACGTCTTAGAAGATCCTTTGGCTACTCCAGCAAATTCACCTTCTGTAAAAACGGTTGGGTCTGGGTATAACCTTCTCCGCACATCGCAAGGAACAGATTGGGATCTGGGTCAAACAATAAATATAGTTGCTGCTAGTAGGTCACAAGGCACTTTAGTTATAACCACAGATACTCCTCATGGATTAATTTCAGGTATTAATATTATTCTTGATGGCATTGCTGGGTTGGGTAGCAATCCCATGGCATTTGATCCAAACGGCCTTCAAGTAACTGCCTATCCAACGGGAAGCCCAATTTTTTCAGAATATAAAATATATATTTATGAAGACATTCCTACAGGAAGTGAAATTTATAGCACTGCTGTAGCTACAGTAGAAATAGGAAAGACTAATTGGGATGATTCAGGAACAACTTGGGATGGGTCATCAAATACTCCTGATCAGTGGGACTTTGAGACGTTTGGCTCTTTTGTAGTTGGCGCTAAAGGCTCTACTCAGCCAGTAATAAAGAAAAACAACGTAACCTTTAATGGCTTCCACAGCGATAGGGTTAGCGGTGCTACAGTTACTATAGATGACACTGAAGGAACTAATTACGCTATAGGTGACACATTAACAACAACATCGCCAAACGGATCAGGAATAACAGTAACCGTAACCAAAGTAAATGCAGGAAAACTTGTTGACTTTGAAATTACTAATTGGGGTAATAGTGATTATGTGTCTGGCGATACAATTACTTTTGTCACAGTAACTGGCTCAGGCTCTGGAGCAACAGCAACAGTAACCGTTCCTAACATAGACTTTGATACGTTAGAGTGCTTCCATAAGCAAGGCCCGCACATGCTTGCGTTTAACTACACTAAAGGCGCTGTAGACTACAGTACAAGCTTTGCATGGTGTAGCGCAGATAAATTAGATGATTGGGTAGGAACAGCAACAAACACCGCTGGTAGCCTATTAATTCGTGAAGCAGAAACACCCATACGTTGCGTTTGTCAGCTAGGTAATGGTTTAGCGGTATACACAGAAAGTCAGATGTTTGTTGTTAACTATGTTGGCCTACCAAATATCTTTGGTTATCAAGTTGCACTAGAAGGCAATATAGGCGCAGTGTCTCCAAACTCTGTTGTATCTGTTGGTCGTCAAAACTACGGCGTAACTAGAGACGGCTTCTTTGTGACTGATGGCGCTGCCATAAATATGATTGGCAATGATAGCGGAATAAACCAATTCTTTAGAGACAATGTTTCCGAATCTGCTCTTGAGTTAATCTACGCGTTTGATAACTCCAAAGAAAACGAAGTTGTTTGGGCTATACCTTTTGGCTCTTCAGTTATAAGCAAAGAGTTTTATTATAACTATAAGACTGGGCAGTGGGGAATGAGAGATCAGGTTATCTCAGCTTACCTTGATAGAGGTGTATTTCAGCACGCCTTGTCTGGCGACAACATTGGTAATTTCTATTACGAAGGCAACACTCCAGGACTAGATAACCCTAGCGTTTCAGCAGTAACAAAAGCGCACGATCTAAACGATGCAGATAGAGTTAAAGAAATATCAGCTATTCGTGTAGGCAAGGAAGGCTCTGGATCACCAGTGCTGTCAGTAGGCTGGTCCGATACAATTGATGGTGAGCCAAACTACACAGATGGCCGAGGAAGAACTAATAGCTTCATTATAACCAACACCTTTGAAAGCTTTCCTATAAGGTCTGCCGGAAGGTACATTACTATGAAAGTAGAAAGCAATAACTCTTCTGATAATTGGACACTAACTAACCTAGAGGTTCAAGGCAGAATGGAGGGTGAGCGATAGTGGCTAACCTTCCAGCGGAATATAACAGGCCGGTAATTGAGGATGAGCTAAGAAAGCTCAACCAAAGAATTGACGATATGAAGACGTTGTTAACCTTTATTCCTCAAGCGTCACCAGTGGCAAACCCTCAGATTGGAATGATCATGTATTCCGATGGAACTACCAATGATTTTAGCAACCATACGGAAAGAGGTCTTTACCGCTATGACTATGTGAACCCAGACACAGATGGTATTCTTGGGTGGATGCACTTTGCTATGAATGATATGGAGCCTTTTCGCATTACTGCGGATGGTGGCGATTTTATTGATTACACTCAGTCCAATGATTTTGTGCTTTTATCGCATGAGCTAGGTACTAACTCAACTTATACAATTAACCTTCCGTCTCCATTAGATCAAGCTTACAGGACTATAAAGTTCATATCAGATGATACTATACAGCCAAACCATATAGTAACGCTTGATGCTGGAGCTGGATTTACAATTGATGGCGTACAAACTTTTGAGATACGAAGAAATTACGAAGCTATAACAATCTTTTCCAATGGTTCGCAATGGGTAATTACACAAGCTAAAAACGCTTAAACATAAAGAGAGAAAAATATGAATCCAGTAATGGCAGATATAAAGAAAGAGTGGGATTGGGTAGGAAGCGGGATAAAAGAAATACACGCTCAATTCCCTTGGCTTGAATACAGACCTGAAGATGTTTACGCAGCTTGCGTTAACGGCACAGCAGCCCTATACAAGACAGAAGAAGGCTTTGCAGTCTTTACAATAGAGGTTCACCCATTAACTGGCGAAAAGTCATTTTTATGCTGGCTTGCATGGGGTGCAGATAAAGGGCTTGGTTTAGTTGCAAAGTATTTTGATTTGTTTTGCCAAGAAGGTAAGCGACTAGGATGCACAAGATTTAAGACAAAAACGCCTATAGATGGATTAGACAGTATGTTTACCGGCATGGGATTTAGATGCGACATGAGAGATTTCAGTTTTAACTTAGCGGATGATTCCGCAGCAGGAGAATAATATGAGTGGCGGCGGCGGAAGCAATTCACCAACATATACAACAACTATAAATGAGCCATTTGCAGGACAAAGAGAAGCGCTTTTAGAAGCGTTTGGAATGGCTAACCAAGCTTTTGATGCTGGTGCAGATAGATATTATCCAGGATCTGAAATTGCAAACCAATCGTTTAACACAGCGACTGCACAGCAATTAGGTCTTGATGCTGCTGGTGTTCAGGGCGCTTTAGGGATGGGTGCAGCTAATGCTTTAAATGCAGCATTTGATCCTTTATCTGCTCAAAGCAGAGCTATAACCGATCCTTTTGTTGCCGACCTTCAAGCTAAAATACTTCCAGGTATTGGCAGCCAAGCTATTCAACAGGGTGCTTATGGTGGTGATCGACAGCGTATCCAAGAGCAGAGTGCCGTGACAGCCACTACAGACGCCGCTACGCAGGCTATGTTAGCTAACCAGCAGAATGCCATGCAAAACCTTGCAGGCGTACAGAGCGGCCTCCTACAACCTGCTGCGACAGTATCTGAGATAGGTGCTCAACAAGAAAGATACCAGCAAGACTTGATTAACGCCGATATTAATAGATTCAAGTTTGAGCAGGAAGCTCCTCAGACTTCTCTTGATAGACTTCTTAGTCGAATTACAGGTATCAACCTTGGCGGTATTAGTAATACTACTTCTGGCGGTGGACAGCCAAGCGGTGTAGACCTTGGCGGCATTGCTGGTCTTGGTTTAGCTGGCGCATCATTGTTTGGAGGTAAATAGATATGGCTAGAGGAGATCAAGGCCAAGTAGGTGGGAGTAATGGAGTCGGAGGTGGCCAAAGCTTTTACGCATCTCCTACTCCGCCAGCTTCAGTTCAAGCTGATTTTGATAAGTATTATGAAGAAACTGGAAAACTTGCTTATAAGCCAGCCACATCTTTTAACACGAGATTACCAGTAAAGGCTGCCGAATACGGAGGTAGTGAAAACAAAGCATTTCGTAAGTGGGCTACAACTAGGACTGTAAAGCCGGAAGATTCTATTACATTAAAGCACGCAGCTTTTAGAAAAGCTTACCCATACAGTTTTGCTGGCATAAGAGGTGGTGGCTGGCAGGCGGTAGATGGCTATGATAAGTTTGTTACAGACACTAACGAAGCTCTTGATGCGCTAGATCCTGATGATAATCGATATGAAGATGCTAATCCAGGTGTAGGTACTGGAGACACTGGTTTTGGTGGTGCTGGTGGTGGTGGTAGCGGAGGCTTTACTGAGCAAGAATTAATAGACGCTGCTACCGATCCTACCAAGAATATAGTTCGAGATGCAGACGGAAATGTAATTAGCATAGGCGATGTAGTTGCTCCGGTTAATGATCCGGTTAATGAAGATCCTACCCTTGGTGGGACGTTAGGCGAAATAACGGGTGGTACTGACACAGGTACGAATGTCGAAGAGCCAATTACAACTGTCGAAGAGCCAATTACAACTATTGAAGAACCAATTACAACTATCGAAGAACCAATTACGACTGTCGAAGAACCAATTACGACTATTGATAAAAATGGAGCAGGTGGAACAGGTGGAGCAGGTGGAACATTAAATGAGGTTGCATCGCCAGGTTTTGAAATTATTGGCAATGTAATCTATGACGCAGACGGCAACATTATTGGCACGACAGGTGAAACAGCACCTGGAATTGCGCCTGTTGTTGGCGGAGCTTCTCCCACTAACCCTGTTTTTGATGAAATCACAGCAGAGCAGCAAGCTGAGATGGATCGGAATGCAGAAGCTGTTGCGTTACTGGATTCAGGTGCAGGTCGATACGATGCCGCTGTGAGAAAAATGGGTATTATCGGTAGGCAGGGCGAAGAGTATGCTCCGCTAATTCTTGATCAGTTAAGAATGGCTGAACAGGAAGCAGCTCAACCACAGTTTGCAGCGTTTGGCTTCGGTCAAAACAATATGCTTGGAGGTATGCCGCAAATTGGTGTTCAGGGTGTTCAGGGTAATGTTGGTGGGCAAAGCGCCTTATCTGCGCTATCTAACGCTGGTCTAAATCAGCTTAACGTAGGTAGACAGAACTATAACCGTATAGCGTTACCAAGTGTTGGTGCTGACGGTATGCCTATTAGCCAAATCAATAACCCAACAATATTTAAGGCATCTACAAATGTTTAAGTATTTTAAGTTAGAAGATTTTGATTGCCAAGAAACAGGCGTTAACGGAATTAATGTTAAGTTTGTTTCAAAGCTAGATGAGTTAAGGGAAGCCTGCGGGTTTCCTTTTATCATTACTTCTGGTTATAGAGATCCCAGTCACAGTATTGAGGCTAAGAAGTCTAAACCTGGAACTCACGCTCAAGGCATTGCGGCAGATATAAAAGTAACAGGCGGAGCACAAAGGATGGCAGTTGTAGAAAACGCTGTTAAACTAGGCTTCACTGGAATAGGCGTAGCAAAGAGCTTCGTCCATGTAGATATAAGAGAAACTACACCCGTATTGTGGTGTTAC